CTCCTTAAGCTCTCTAGCGTCTTGGCTGGGTTGGCTACGGCGTTGTTTATGCGCCGCGTCATGACTGATACAGCCTTTGAGTCATACCGCGACCGTCTCCCGCATTTTGATTGCCGGGTGTGGCAGGTGCCATCGATTTCAGAGGCCGCGAATGTTTTTGTCTGGCGCTACCAAGACGCCAGAAAAAATGCTATCAGCATGGCGGCCAGAGCGCACTATTCGCACAGGGCTTTGCAGTACAAGAGCGGCCCAGAAATGCTTCAGATGCTTTCCGAGAGAGGTGTTGATTTTGAGGCATACCCAGGATTTTTCAAGCACGGGACGTTTGTTAAGCGCAAGTCTGTCGTCCGCGAATTAACAGCGGAAGAAATTGACCGCATTCCCCCAAAACACAGGCCTACTGGTCCTGTCACGAGAACGCGCGTTGAGCCGGTCGAAAGCGGATCGTTTATGCGCTTAGACCGTGCGGCATTCATCACCCCGGAGACACCCCATGAGTGAAGAGAATAATACTTCATCCGCGACGGACCAGAGAGATTCAGTGACCCCGAACACGGCGGGGGAGTGGGCTGGTCCAGTTCCAACGCCAGCAGATTTTGCGGCATTAATTGAGATGGCAGAGCGTCTGATGCGCGTGGCAACCCTCAATGATTTGGCATATGAGCGGGAAGGCTCACAGGTTGTTAAGCAAGGAGCCGTCATGCTGGAAGAATTTCGCATGAAGTTCGGCGGGAGAGGGTGATGTGGATAGTAGTAATGCCCGCTATTCATTGGGTGCCAGGAAGTAAGCCGACACCGCTGGAGAGGACGTTGAAGAAAACTCGTGCCGAATCTATCGCAGCCTGCTGCCTGCCGGCCCATTGGAAACAAAACTATCGGCTAGGATACCGATGCAAGGTGATCTCATGACCCGATCCCCCGCCGTGAAGCCCGAACCCGTCGCACCCCGTTCGGTCGCGGATGAATACCCTCAACTATCTCGCGAGCAAATAGACGACATGAACAGTGGAGACTAGGATGACCCTAGACGAATGCATAGCCCGTACAAAGCTGCCGATCAGGGTATCGTTTGAGCCTGAAGACGGCGTCTGGTATGTCACCACCCCGAAGCATTTTTGTCAGGCGCTCACGATGCGCGAGGCAAAGCGAGATTACTTTCATTGCATCAAAGACCTGACCAGGAGTGAGGCGGCATGAGTGAAGGGGCGCCTCAAGTAAACGAAGAAAACGCCAAAAAGCTTTGGGAAATGTGGTTCAATGAAGCTGCGCCGATCCTGGCGAAGTGGATGGGTCCGCCTGTCACATTTTCCCCAGCCGTGAATCCGGAAGTCATTGAAAACTCGAAACTCGCGGACGAAACAACGTAAGGTATTGACATCATGGAACTGTTCCAACTGATCCACGGGGCTATGCAGATACTCGGCATGGTGTTCGGTTGAAACAATGGACCTTTCATCAATGCTTCTTCTGGCCCTGTGGGAGGGGCGGGGTATTGATCGCGAGCTTCAGGATGGTGAACTGGACGTGGCTGGCCAGACTAAGGGCAAGAGCGATCATCTCGCACAAGGTACGCGGGCATATGAAATTGGCCGGATCAATGGATGAGTTTTGTTTCCCGTGAAACAAATTGACCAAGTATTTGAAAAGGAATATAATTGTGGCAAATAATCGGTTGTTTTTAGCATATCGTCCTACAGGACAGGCAATTTTATTGGCAAAGAGAATGGCATTCGGGTGGTGTCTGGCCTATCCAGAAACAGTGGCAGAAGATCTTGGGATGTTCTTTAGCGCGCTTGGTTTTCCGGAGGGGGCATCCCAAGATGATTTTTGTCTATGCATGGAGTCTGCCGAAAACCAGCCAAATTGTCTTGATAATCCAAAGGACTGGCAATACAATTTTGACGCTGATGGAAAAGTCAGTATTAGGTTCGGAGATCATGTCCTTCGAGGAACCAGGGAGGATATTTGAGATGAAAACACCCATTCCCAACAAGAAGAACCGACCAGCGAAAGGAAAGTGATCATGAAGGGCAAGAAGAAGGGTATATGTGTCGTCGTCCATTCCCTCGACGGAACGGGTCTCATTGGTCTCCTTAACAACCCACATGACTTTGCAGATGCCGTTCTTCTGGATGAGAGCGTCTTTGAGAAGCGTGTAGACGATGGTGAAGCCTGGATTGTCCCGGTTGAGAATCCAGTTGCAGTATTCTGTCGCCTGCTTTGCTACCTCTTCATCCTCCGGTCCCTGAGGCTCGAACCTCACAACCTCATCGCCGGAATAGAATATCTTCAGCAGGGCCGGGAGAATCCATTCGACAGTATCGGACACATCGTGTGAAACGACCTTGGAGCGGTTCTCATCCAGGATCGCCAGATCCCCGACCTGCTCACCGTTGTAATACTGAAGGGCCTGCCTGCGTTGTTCTGAAAGCTCTCCGTCGATATAAGCAACGGACTGCTGCATCTCCATTTGAACCTGGGATGTCAGCTCGGATTCGGTCATTTTCTTAGTTTTGGCCATCTGGCACCTTCTTTGGACGGCCCGGCGGACGCTTCACAGCCTCCATACGCTTAAGACGTTCCTGAAGGTCGTTAACCTTAGCCTCCAGGTCGCCTATGCGCTGATATAGTCTCGACCACTGAACAACGCTCATGACAGCCCCTAATGCGTTTCGCGGTAAGCGTAACACAATAGATGGTTACTATACAATCCTTGCTTTGGGATATTTTAACGGTTTGGACTTGGTTTGGTCTGGTTTCAGTCCCCAAGCGAGATACCGGAACGCATCGGCGGCGTGGCTGGTCCAGTCGTGAAGGGGGCGTTCCTTGAAGGTCATGCGTTTGTCGTCGAATTCTTTCCGGTAAAGCCTTAGAGCATCAACGCCTTTCTCACATTTCTCCTTATCGAACCAGCACTTAGGAAGCATGATGCGGACAGCGTTAATGCCATCTTCAACGGATTGAATGGGAACAACCGTGCCTCGGACGCCAAGGCTCAAGAGGGTTTCGATGCGGCTCCGACCTGTTCCAAGCTCCCTCACCTCGGAATCATGCGGCAGAAGGTGTTTTTCATAGACATACGGCTTTTGTGCCAGGATCTTTGCATAGTGATCTAATCCAACCCCGGAGTTTTCATAGAAATCAATGATATGTATCTCTTGGCCGACAATCTGCGCAAACCAGATCGAGGTGCAGTCGTCTATGCCCAAATCCCATCCCGTCGTAACGCGGACCTTCGGTTCATAGGGGACATTGCAGATACGTTTACCCTGTTCCGCATCTACCATTTCCTTGGCGTAGTAAGCGCCTTTGGCCACAACTTCATACCCGCCGCCCCAGACGTGGGCCGCCATTATGGGATCTGCCGCATAGTCCCTGTTCTTCTCCTTTAGAAGCTCGTCAGGGAGCCAAGGGTTGTCCTCCCACCCAACTTCTACCGAAATGATGTCCTGGTCTTCCTTGGCCTGCGGAGAGCGAAAGAACTGGTCTACGGGGTCGAACTTGTGCCGGGGGTTCCAGGAGCACCAAATCTCCGAGCCTGGGTTTCTGAGGGTAGGACGGAGCATACGCCAGGACCGTTCTGAGATCGACTGCGCTTCCTCTACCCACGCAATATCGAAGCCCTCAAGCGACTTGATGTTATCGGCGTTATATTCCTGCATACCACGGAAGATGATGAATGAGCCGTTAGAGCAACGGATTTCCCGCTCCAGGACTTCAAACCAATGCTCCAGCCCGAGCGAGCGGATCTTGTCGCTCAAGAGCTGGTGAACTGAATCCTTAATGGAATTCTGGACTTCGCGGATGCAGACGGCCCGGGTTTCCCGCTCATAGCACCTGAGGATCAGCTCTTCGGCGAAGAAGTGAGACTTTGCCCCACCTCGGCCACCATAGGCCCCCTTGTATCGCTTGGGAGGAAGAAGCGGGGCCAGTTTCCGGGGAACGTCAGCCCTTAACGTCAACAATGCGGCGCTCAATGACATGGTGCATGCTGATTGAGGGGTCGTCCTCATCCCCGCCGATAATAGCCTGCGCAGGCTTGCCGTCTACCCTGTCTCCAATTTCCTTGATTGCTTGAATGTCACCAGAGATTGCAGCGGCTACAATAGCATCGGCGATCTTCTCAAGGGCTTGAGGGTCGTTTTCACTGGCCCTTCGGCTAATAGCCCGCATGAGAGCATCACGCCACGGCTTGCCGCGTACCCTGGCTCCTGAAGGATTACCCGATTGACCTTTTACAAAAGCCATTGCGTTACAACGTTAACCTATTGTGTGAGCGGTATTTTGATACCTTATTCTACAGTAATCTTGTAGTCAATTGCTCTTGGGATACGTTACCCCTGCCTGGATATCTGGTTCCGGTATTCCATAGGCCGGTTGTTTGTTTCGATAGCCCTCGACGACACATAGGCCGTGTTCCGGGAAGTCGGTGTACCTGACCTTCTGAGCGCCCTTGGATGCCATTGACTGAGAACAAGAACGAATGTCGTCCAGGTTGTCATACTTGGACTTTATAATTCTTACCTGCTCCCGAAAGTCGGCCATCAGCACTTACGTCCGCCCTTACC